AAGACATCTTTTTAAATACTGCCTGCAAAAGACTTTTAAACTCAAGCTGGTAGCTTCTTACCGGCATATCATTGTTGTCTCCTGCCGCAAATAACTGTAACATCATAAATTCTTTATTCTTCATCTTCACATTCTCCTTTATTTATACTTTGCAAGTCTCTTTTCGAATTCAGACATTGGACTTCCTGAGTTCGTCATGGTTTTTGGTGTAGATCCGGTTGCTCTGGTGATCTCGGCTTTCTTAAGCTGGGATTCCACGATTTTCATCAGAGTGTCAATTCTTGCATTGGTATCTGCTTCATCAACTCCAACAACAAAATCAAGAACATCCTGCGTTGCTTCGATACCTTTCTCCACAAGCACTCCTGCCGCATTTCTGGAAAGCTGATTCCTTACAGATTCTGCCTGCAATCTCTCATTTTCTTTTTTCAGCTTATCCATCTCATACTGCTGTTTCTGCTCTGCATTCATCTTCGCAACTTTGGCTGCTTCTTCTGCTTTCTGATCAGCATCTTCCTGCCATTTCACTTTTGCATTTCCAAGCGCCGTTTCGATTGCTTTATTGACTCGTCTGTCAAATTCTGCTTGGTTCTTCCCATCCTTTAAAAAGTCCTCAAACGTGTTGCCGGAAGCTCCATTACTTTCCTCATTGCCTTGCGTTCCTTCACCGTTTGCGCCGGATCCATTGCTTTCTGCCCCAGTTCCTTCGTCTTCGGCAAATAACTGTAATGCCATAAATTCTCTAAATTTCATATCTTTTCCTTTCTGCCCCAGTCCATCCACTGTCCAGACCGTTGCTTTAAAATATTTTTCCGGTTCTTTACCGCCTACCGGAAAAAGGCATAAAAATAACACATATCTCTATGTGCCAATGTCTTACCTATTCAATTTTTCCGCACTTTGTACAACGTCTAACATATCCCTTTGTAGCCTTGTTGTAGTGCTTGCAATACTTGTGTTCGCAGAATCTCTGCTTCAACCATTTGAACATATCTCCTCCTAAAGTAACGCCTGTACCTGTTCTTTTAAGCTCTCCGGTACATCATCAATTGTCAAGTGTCCACCTTTGATTCTGTTTGCCAAAAACTGTGCCATAACTTACACCCCCATTTTCATTGTTGCAAGAATTAACTCCTGCACCGCTTGGTCTGTGACTTCCTGTGCTGCCTGTGTTGCTTTCAGGTCATTCTGCAATTTCCCATAGGCGCTCATTCCGTCATCCACTGCTTCATATTCTTTGATTACGTTTTCTTCTGTCTCTGTGTATCCAACAAAGACAAGATTGCTGAATCCCTCTGGTTTCTCTTCCTTGAGTGGTTTGTAGCCCTCCTTTTTGATGGAGCTGATTCTCACAGTTCCGTTTTCCATTATTTTTGCATAGTTCATGTTTAAATCTCCTTTCGGTATGTTACTTTAATATCGGGGTCAAGCTCCCCTCCGTCAACCGTGATGACTGTGGTAGGGTAGTAGGCTTTTAATGCTCGGATAGCGTTTTGTTCGGATTGTGGTAGGGGGACGAATTCTTCGGAATCGTCCTTATACAGAACGTGCAATGGATTATCTGCCAAATACTGTTTATATGCATCCAGTGTAAGTTCCACCTCTTCTGGGAGAGTTATACATAGGATCCCTAAATTATTTATAGAAATACCTGTATCTTTTTTGTATCCTACACTGGAATAGTCATATCCTAACAATTCAGAGCAGAACGGTACGGCTATTGGGAAAGTAATGTCTGTCCTATAAAATATTTTATTCGCAGGTTGAACTGCCCACTTTCCAGTTTTTCCGTCAATCGTTTCATTTACAGAATTATACAACCACCCAATCTGTCCGCCCTGCTCTACCAGTCTGTCCCATTTTGTAATAGGGCGGTCGGATGTGAGGGTGAGTGTTTGTTCTGTGTATGGCTGATATTGTGCAGCGTCTTTCCCTTCGCACACAATTATGTCAGTTATCTCAAGCGTATTACCTGTTCTAATTGCATCTCCAACTAAATATATTCCAATATCAATGCATATATCTTTGTTTGGGGTATAGAAGTTACCCATTTTTAGTAACTCTCCATTGTTTTTTTCCTTAAAAAAAGCGAACATAGGCGTCATATTAGATGTCCCGACTTTTCTCCCATTTAGAAAATAAGTTTTTCCGGATTTTAAGCATATGCCACCACCTGATACTATCGCATATGCACGTTTCGAAGTAACTGTTTCAATTGCTGTAATTTTTACGATATTATTCTCACGTTTTGCAGTACAAAGGTTCCCACCACTTACTTCCGCTTTTTCGATATCAAACAGATTCTTCCCAGTAACTTTCACACTAACTTCATACTTCCTTGTTTCCTCATTCCACTTCCCAGAGTTTTTGATTTCCTGCGGATATTCTGGGCTTGGAGATGGCTTGCCTCCTGTGTAGGGTTCGTAAGGAGTTGCAGAATTACCGTTTTGTAACTGCGGATAAATTACTGTATTTACTGTCAGCCCCTTTTCTACGGACAAATAAGTGTTTTTATTTAATCCGTGATACTCTATTTTTACATTATCTTTTCCACCGGAAAGAACCTTTCCGTTCCCTGTGCTATTATTAAAAATACTTTCCGCTCCGAAGTCTATTTTTGCTATATTAAAGATTACATATTCGGTAGCCGTTCCAGTAACTTTTATCCCTCCATCCTCTTGCACTGCAAAAGTTACACCATTTTTTGTCATGTCTCCGGTGACATACGGAAATGGTAATAACTGCGCTCCTGTAGTCTGCACCTGCTCCGTCTTCCCACCAAGCTCCAACCTTTCAAGCGGAGCATCCAAGCTGTTCGGAAGTACCAACATCCCTGCCCCCTCTAGCTCTACCCTGTCATAATTCGGTGGCTGCGGAGCGGAGACTCCTAGAGGGCAGATCATATCCACTCCTATGATTCCTGTTCCGTCTACCATTTTAAGCATTGTACTTCTACTCCTTTTTCGCTTGTTGCTGCGGGGATGATCTGGACTAGGTTACTTCCCGCGTAGTAATTTTTGTTCCGTATCACAGTTTGCGCAGTCTGCGCCGGAATCAATGCACTTTCTTCCTTTGTCGCGCTTTCTTTCAGTGCAACATACACATCCCCATCTGTAAAATTCTTCACAAGATATTCTTTCCCCTCATGCGCAAATTCCAGAATCAGTGCCTGCTCACTGGTTGTTGCTGCTCTGATGAAAGTCTCTGTTTTACTCATATTTTCACCTCACTTTCACATGTTCCGGAAATTCTTCCGCAATCAAACAGATGCCAATGAAAAAGGAATCCACCAGAGTTTTTGATTTCTCTGACAGATTCCTGTATTCTATCTCAGCCTTTCCGGGAGAGATTCTGCATTCTATTTTATCATCTGTTAAATTTTCAATTGACTGGATCAGCGTCTGTGTAAGCGCTGTCACAGCTGCACACACAATATCTTTTCCCGGCTCCGCATACCCGGCGTGTCCAGAGATTTCAATTCGCTCTGGACGGATTCTCACCTCAATCAAATCGCATCACCTCCAAAATGAGTACAAAAATACCACCAGCCCGCTCAACCGATGGTATTACATTGCATCAATTTCTACTTCTTTTACTAGATCGTTTAATGATTTTCCGCTATAAAATTTATCATTCATAACCTCATCTACATTATCATACTCTTTCGTATCATCACCATGCCACGCTTGATACGTTGGGATGTAATCCCTGACTTCAACTGTCACTCCCGATGCCAATCCTTTGTAAAAGAAAGAAATATCATTGCAACACTCAGATAAAATTTGTCTTAATTCATCTTTATTCATAATATATCGCCATTCTCCTTTCTTTCCTCTTCGCTTAATTCGCGAGTTGTCTTATCCTTCAGTCTGCCGTCTTCTCCCCATGTATAGTCATGCGCGTGTTCCCCATGATTTCCATAAGGATGCTGCTTAGGATTCCCGTGTGCGGTTGTATGGATATCTTTAAATTTTAATTTCGACTCTCCGTAAAAAGCTCTTACATCTACTTTCCCGTCTTTTCCGATATGGTCTATTACCGCTCCTGCCTCTGCCATTTTAGGCGTTCCAGAATGTCCGCTGACTGTTTTATCTGCTTTTATTATATCAAACACAGATTTCTTTTCAACCCTGTTCTTCCAAGTTTCAAAATCCATCCCGTGCTCAGAATACCCGTCCAGCCATTCATCATATTCTTTATCATCCATATATGCTGCTGTACTGCACCGGCAACGTGGATGCATTGGATGCGCATTTTCTCCTGGCATCATTTTTGATACCTTAAAATGCTTTCCATCTAAAGCCCGGCAGATCGGGCAGGCTGTCGGCTCCGCGATAAACTCATACTCATCAAATCCGTTGCGGATATAGGACTGCTTCTGCGCTTCTGCTTGCACCCTAGACAATTCTGTTGCCATCAGTCGCTCTGCATTTTCCCGGCTTACTCCAAACAGTTTGGTAAGGTGTCTTGCCAGTGTTCTCGGATTCTTACCCTGTATCAAACCAGTCTGTAATAGCTTCGACAATTCAGTTTTCAGCATATCCTGGTACATCCAAATACGATCCGAATATTTTGCATTATGGAATGAAGCATTTACGATCGAATGTGCCATCTTCGCATTGTTCTGGATGGATTTTCCAAGGATTCCCGCCTGCCGTTCAAATTCTTCCAGCGTTTTCTCCGTCAGGATCTGGTCAAAATACTTCTGAAGCTCATCAAATCCACCGACAAGATGCATTCCGATATTAGCTTTCAGCATTTCAAGCCTGTTGATCTTCATAGCTGCATTGTATAGCCGCATCTCTTCGTTGGCTTCTTTCGAAAAATTCTTATCCTTTACATACCGTTTCGCCTTCCGGCTGTATGCATTAATATCCATTTTAGATACCCGCTTTTTTGCCTCTGCGATTGTGATCCCTTCTGCTTTTGCATAACGTGTGTAAAATCCATGAATCTCTTTCTGGATTTCATCCATCACGTTCGCATAGATCTTCTCGATCTCTTTCGCGTATTCAGCTTCATCCTTGATATTCTTCTTTCGCTGCTCTTCTTCCCTATTCTTCCAATACTCCTGACTGCTCATCTTCCGCGCCTCCGAACATCCGCTTCTCTACGATTGTTTCCTGCTTCTTTTTGTCCTCTTTCTCCATTCGATCAATCTCCTCCGAAACATCCTTGACGATCGAGAGAACCTGCAGCTGTGTTTCCTTGGACACGATGCTCTCAAGTGCTTGTGCTGTCTGCGCTTCCTCCAAGAGATTCTTCGGGATATTTCTGCTCGTCGTAAAATCAATATCTTTCCATGCGTCCCGATCTGACACATTTGTCGCCAAGGAGCAAAACAGCTTATATCGTTTCCTCATGGACTTTTCAACTTTACGGTCAAATGTTAGTGCAAGATTGCTCATGGACTGTAATTTGTATGCGAGAGAAGTTCCGGAAGCATTTCCGAAAGATTCATCTGAGATATTCGCTACCATGCTCGTCTGGTAAATCAAATTTTCCAACCGGTTCAAAAGATTCTCCTGCGTTCCATCTGCTGTAGGCTTGCCGAGAAACTGTACGATAATATCTTTTGCATTATCTGTGCCGTACAAGTTTATAATCCGGTTGTCCCTGATCTTGTAAACACCCTCTTCGTCCAGTTCGGCGCCCAGCACCGCAAGATATGCTTCTGCGAAAGAATCTACATCGTTCGCCTTTTCTCCGATTACTCGATTGTATGTTTCTACCATGCCGGCGACTTCCTCGTACAGACCGATTCTCTCATCGTTTAACAGGTATTCCACGCAATTGATGCGACCATATGGGTTCGGCATTCCCTCCTGCATCTTTTCTCCGTCAAATGGGATAATTTCTGTCCTTGTAAGTATCTCGCCATACCTTGTGACATTATCGTCCTTTTTTCCATATCTCACCGCAAATAATGCGCGGCTCTTTACGGTATCATCGTAGACAACAAACAGTTCTTTCGGATTGCAGACTACTGTCTTCGTCTTCGCTTCTTCGTCTTGGTAAAAATACTCAAATGCATGTCCGTAGATGCAGCATTTCTTCGCCAGCTCATATTCCTGGTCAGAAATATCATTATCCCGGTCAAATTCAAGGATCGCATCTTTTATTTTTTCGTCTGGGTGCGATTTTTTAACCGGAATCCCGTAAGCATATCCCAAAAAGGTCTCTGTGATATACCGTGGGAAATTTACAGCCAGTCGGTTGTCCGGCTTCCATTTTTCCTTTTCCGGTAAGCGGAAGACATCATGGAATCCTTTGTATAGATTCTCAAGGTATCTGTACCTTGGCATTCGTTCTTCATGCTTTCTAATGTATTCGTCTATCAATGTCATATTGATTTCTTTATCAGCGGAACATAAAAGCGGTTCCGGCAATCTGTATGGTCTTTTCCCATTCATTTTATATTCCTCCTCTAAAGGTCTTTAACTTCACTTTACCTTTTCTCTCCTGCTCAATTGAGTACCTTAGCATCGCCATCGCATCATCAAAGAAATTCACCGGCTCGTCTGTAAAAGTGTTCGTCTTCTCATCTTTTCGCCATTTCCATTGCTGAATCTCCTTAGTCGTGTTTACGCAAGACGGATGGATATGTATGGTATGCTGCTTCAAATAATCAATCTGCGCTTTTACACTGTTCGGCTCTTTCTTGACCGGACATGCTCTGTATCCTGCTTTCTGCCACATCTTAATCCTGTCTGGCTCGGCAGAATCGCAATACATGGTGATTCGTTTTTGGAATTTTCCCTCAGCCAACTGTATGATCTCTGATGTATCTTTTTCAAATACATACAATTCCCGGCATAAGTAGATATCTCCATCTTTGAATCCAACCTCCCCGATACAGTTCGCATGGTTGAATCCAAAATCCTGTGAATTTACCATGTAATCGAATCTTTCTGGGGATGTATCGAATTCCTCAACCACATAATTTGTAAGGATAAGACCTCCAGTCTCTCCCCATTCACCAAGTCCGTAAATCCGATACCCATCCGGATCCCGTTCTTTACGCATCATCATGCGCCGGTGATACGCTTCATCTATGAACCGGTTCTGCAGGTACGTAGACTGGTGTGTGTATACATCATCACTTTTTATGTCGAAATATTTTGCTTTTAACCAATGCGTTGCTGACACCGGATTGAAGCTGAACGTTATCTGATAATACAAAAATGGATTGAATGACAAGTCACCTCTGAGTCGGTCATCGAGAATATCGACATCCGCTTCGTAAAGCTCCGTTGCTTCTTCAATCCATATCCATGTTAATTTTCCGACATCAAATGTGATAGACTTTACTTTTTCTCGCTGTCCATCGTCTTTCATCCCTCGGAAAATTATTTTATTTCCAGTTACTTTAGATATCAGCTCCATTGGATTGCTTCTGATCTGCCAGAACAATCCTGCTTTATCCCCGTATATTTTATATATCGCACTCTTCAATTCTGCATAGGTACTATCCTTGTTTGTTGTGTCTACTTTCCGGACGCACAAGAGATTTGCGCCTTTATATTTTGGGTCACCCAGTTTGATGATAAAATTCTGTGCAATGTTTACCGACTTCCCGGATCCGGCAGAGCCTTTTGCCAGCCTGTACCGTTTCTTGCACTCATTAAACTCTTTGAAATTTCTGTTAAATCCAACATTAACTTGTTTCATCACCATCACCGTAATCTACCACAATCTTCATGTCCATATCTCCTGCCACATCTAGCTTGTCATTCCACATGCCTAAATGTCTACCGAGAAGTTCGAGCGTTTTTTCTTTACTCCCTAACTTTACTTCTATCCCGTTCTGCGTTTCTTTGATTCCTGCAATAGCTGCTATTTGTGAATCTGATAGCTGATCCGTATCTTTTACTTGCGCCATTCCACCCATCACAGATACATAGTCTGTCACTCTAGCAAAAGCAATAGCAGCCAGTTCTTGGAGTACCATATCTTGTGTTATCTCCGTCCGTCTCTGCCGCTCTTCCATTCGTTCTGTGATATATTTTGCAACCTTAACATTTCTTAACATTCTCGCTGCCGCGGAAGCTGCTGACTCTTCTTTCTTTACGCTTGGATATGCAACGCGGTAAGCCCGTGTGGCATTTAGGTCAATCAAGTACTCATCTGCAAATATTTTCTGTTTTTCTGTCATAGGACTCACCACCTTTAAAACATAATAAAAGCACCCATCTCTGGATGCTAAGAATTTAGGACTACTGCTAATACGCTTGAATACGACTACAAAAACACAATCAAAATTTATAAGAAAAAAGGAGGAAACTTTGCAGTAGTCCACAACGGGTATAGCAGGACTCGAACCTGCGACACGTCGGTTAAAAGCCGATCACTCTCCCAACTGAGCTATACACCCGTAGGATGCCAGTTGACATCCTTTACCCTATCCGCACTCGGGTACTGACACTAAATATAGATTGCTGAATCTATTTTTGTTTGTTTTGCAGATCTGCGGATATCTGCGTTTTGGTACCATTGCAATGTAAGTCCGGTGTGCACTCCCAGAACAGATCTCAGCTGTGCAGCCTGTATACTCACATCACAAAGCCGTGTACAGGAGTCGAACCTGTCTGCCCTACATTTGCCACGGCATAAGAAAAAGCACCACCACATAAGTGATAGTGCCTTTTTATCTTCTTTCACTCTTTCAGTATACCAGTCAAGCCACTATATGTCAATAGTTTTAGAACATTTAGAACACATTATTCCAGTGTACTTTTAACATACTGTAGCACTGATTATACGGCACTCCAACTTCTGCGGAAATTTCATATTCATCCATTCCGTTTATATATTTCAATTCCATTACCATGCGTAGAATATTGTCCGGCAACTGGTTTATGTATTTTCTTGCTTCCTTGATGAGTAACTCGTTTTCGAAGTATAGCGCTCGATATTCCGTTTCAATATCCACACTATCATCAATATCGCTCATACTGTCATCTATCCCGCCTTTTCCCGATGGCATACCGCTCATATTGATTTCGGATGACATTGCCGCATATTTATGTGCTTTATACAATTCAGCTAGCCGTTCCATTCTGATGTTATTTTTATGTATTCGTTTTATGCGTGCTTCCGTCATCACTCATCACACTCCCTTTCGCATCTATTCCGACCTTCTTCAAAAAGTCTTCCACCGTGTGCTTCTTGTACTCTGCAACGTCCTTATTCGTCCTCTCACGGCTTTTAAAATCACAGGCGAAGGCTTTATGCTCCTGTTGTTTTAAAGCTGTCTCACATGGCTTTCTCGTTGCCATATCATGTGCATCTATCTTTCGGATGACTCCTGCCGTCTCCTTTCTGCGCTTCATGGTCTCTCTTGTCATTCCTGCATCACCTTAATTTCCTCTCCTGTCAGCTCTTCAAGCTTCTGTCGCATTTCTTCCACTGTCATTTTCTTTGGTTCTTTGCGCTCCCAGATGAGTTCGAGGTTGCAATCATGCATGATACTGCTAATTTTTCCCATGCATTTAATCTTATATACTCTAACTATTTCCAAATCGCTTACCACACTTTTTAAGTTTTCGTTATAGTCTCCCAAATCCACATATCCATCTTCACCAGTCAAAAAGCCGCCTATAACAAGTCTTTTCCCGAAACAGTTATCATTATATTCGACTACCATTCCGTCTTTTAAATCTGACTTTGTAAATTTTTTCTGCATGTAATCACCACATTCCAAGATTTTATAATTGTACTTTTCTGCAAAATCACGAGACGAATATTCTCCGCTTCCGTAATAACACGTTCCTTCGTGGTGCACATTATAATTTGTATTTTTCAAATAACTTTCTCCGTTACACCACTTCATTCCATGTCCGTGCATCTGCCTGCAGAAATCTTTCGCTTCTTCCTCGGTCTTACAGTGCACCGCAATCTTATTGTCTTTATTTTTAAATTCATTCCAATTAAATTTTTTCATATTTTCTTACCTCACTATCTTTCGCACAATCCAATCCAAAAACACCACAAATAGCAGTATCGGGAATCCCGCAGCCATCAGGTAATCCGCGCCTTCTAGTTTTACATCCTCTTCGATTCCTGTCTTCAAAGCAATCACTGTTCCAAGCCCCAGGATGTAGTACAGGGCTAAGAATGCGATTGTAATTAAAATGTCCATGTTATTCCTCCTTGTATGGTTCTGGAAGTGGCTGCCATGCTACAACCTTTTCATACCCCAATTCATCATTTGTTTTAAACACCGTATCAACGAATCCTAAACTTGTCGAATCGTAAATATCATGCCAAAATCCAAATCCATATTCACTATCATACTGACAGAACATCGGCAAATCCTCTTCGTGATTTTCGACAATACACATATAGAATCTCATATCATCATCTTCTGGTAGTCTATCTTCTACTGAAATCCAGTCTTTATCTTTCTTCCCATCTTCATATCCAATCTGATACCATTTTCTCCGGTTACATTCTCCACAGTTTGGAACTTCGTTCATGTGCGAACGGATAATACCACTAATTTCGGTTGCCATACCTGTAGCACCTAACGCATACAACACCTTATGTCCAGTTACATACTCTTTTTCAACTTCGCTTATCTCTTCCAAAATCTTCTCTAGTACGTTCATTCCACATTCTCCTTATCTGCATACTTCTCTACAATATCTACCGCACAGGTCAAGCCATAAAGATAGCTTTCCAGCTCTTCTGCTGTTTTGCTTGATCCATGTCTTTTCCTTTCTTCTTTCAGCGTTTCGTAGGCATCATTTTTCATGGATTCGATTTCTTCTACGATTTTATCTAGCGTGTTCATCGCTCCACCTCCAACAGCTCTGGATTATCAAACTCATTTCCAGCAATCTCGATTTTCGAAAAATCATTTTCTGCTAAATAGTAAACATGGTGTTTAGTCTTATTCCAGATCATAAATACAGCGTGTTCTTCAAACCATTGCACTACACCTATATCGCCTTTTCCATTTCTTACAATATCATTCTCCCAAATCTTCTTACCATTCTTGTCGGTAAGTCCTGTGTACTGGCAGAGGGTGTAGGGATCAATCAAGTCGTTAAATATATTAGTTCCATTACAAATCAGATGTTTTATCAGTTTACCATCTTCTGTTAGCGGATTGGTAATATATACGTACTGG